CCCGTTAACATTGTAAAAAGTATATAAGCATGTAAGTTCCTCACCAGCACCAATGTCTCTTGTGGCTGTAATAAAGTACCTGCTGTCTCGACGAACCTTCTCAATGTTTGGTTCAGTCGAATGATTATAAAAGGCACCGAGTGGTGTTCTGCAAAGTTGTTCACCCCAGTAGAAATGAGACATGCCGATCTCAGTGCCCTTTTTTATTTCTTCAATAGCAAATAATCCTAGACCCTCAATATCTGAGTTACGAATAGTTACGCAGCTAGGAAGAGGTCTATACATTAGAAATACTTCTCAAGCATTGATAGTTGATCATCGTATACTGCGATTTCAGTAAGTTCTTTTTCTATTGAATCGACTACATCTGGATGTTCAGCAACACCTTGTGCTCTCTCAAGATAGATTTCAACGTTAGCCACGTGTTTTTGGATGTGGCCATGCGCGTGTGCCTTCAAGGCTTTTACTAATTTCTCTCTCATTTTTATTCCTTTAATCTAGAGTTCGATTGATTTTAACACGAGCGGTTTGACCTACCTCGTATTGTCTTTTACTGTAAAACTTTAAGGTTTCTTCACCTAAGCTAACAGTGACTGTGTTCGATACAAATACGTCCTTGATTGATGTTTCGTACTGAACACTACACTGCTCAACATTTTGGTAACCGATAATCTTTTGATTGCCTTTACCGCCAATGATAGCTCCGGTTAGTGCTCCTACTCCAGTGGCAACTTCCTTGCCAGATCCTTTCCCAACTTGGTTACCAAGGATACCTCCGATGATACCACCAAGGATGGCACCGTCTTGGTTCATGTTTCCTTGACCATAGATTGGTACTTGGTTTACCTCACAAGCACGATACGGCGTTTGGACTCGCTGCTGTGTATAGGTAGGGTCTACGTCTACGACCGTACCTGTGAGGTAAACTGTATCAGCATATGCAGGTGCACAGCCAAAAACGAATGCGGCCACAAGGCCTGACTTAATTAGTGATGTGTTCATAAATATGTTTCCACTTCCAGTATCTTGGGATCTCTCCCTCATAGTTAGCGTTATGATCGTGAGCAACTAGGATTGAGTCAAGACCATGAAGAAGCCCTTCCTCAGCGTTTTCGACTTTATCCTCTACCCAGTAACACTCGGTATCAGCATACTTACGTAATGCCTTTTCCTTGTCTGCTCCGCAATCCAAACAGATTACTTCGTCAAAGACAGTTTCACCAAAGAGCATTTCTAGGTTACGCTTACGAAGCTTACCTGCATACTTGTCTAGGCTTAGACTCGTAATGCAGTGGAACACAAACCCGTGTTCCTTATGCAGCTTCTTGATGTAGTATACCGCATCTCTTAGAGGAGGTAAGAAACCAATCGCAGCAGATTCGTTAAAGTCACGAACCAGTGATTTGGTAACATGTCTTGGTATACCATACCTTTTTGCTACATCGTAATGATGTTCATCGGTAAGCTCGTAACCACGAGCCTCCATCCAACAGTCGAAGGAGTAGGCCCAATCGACCAAGACTCCATCACAATCAACTAAAATTAATTTATCTTTTTTATACATATTCATAATATCCCCGTCCAACGAACGCGTTCCATGCAATTATCCTCGAAGATGTTTCCACGAGTGAAGTTAGTTGCAGGACCGTTCCAACCAGCAGACATAAGTAAGTCTCCGGTCTTAAAACCTTTCTTTGAGTTGTCTTTACGACAGATGAAACCAGCGCAAGATCGGCTCTGGTTGTAACCGCAGATTTGTACGATACGATCGTAGTTGCGGCCTGACTCAATTACGTAAGTTGGTAACGGCATATCTTTACCGCTTGACCACCGAGAGTAGTCCTTGACCATGTAATCTAGCACATTTTGTACTGCATTTTCGTAGTTCATAATATATTCTCCTTCCATTTGATAGTACTATTATACACTATATCGAAGGAGATGTAAATAGCAAATATGAAAAAAATTCATTTTTTTTCATTTTTTTTCACATTTTTTTTACTGCTTTACCTATTAATACCCTGGTGCGTCGTAGTCGCGTTCTTTCTTAAATACATAAAATCCGTCAGATCCATAAGATGGGCAAATCATGAGGCGTTCAGGAACTCCAAAATCGTCAGTATTACCTAATGCCCCACAGATAAAAAACCTACCTGACTTCTCAGGTGTTTCATGCATTAACTTATTGTGCAGTTTTTCGTATAGCTTGTTTGCACGTTCAAGCTTATCGACTTTATCCTCTAACTCTTTGATGTAGTCAATCACAACGCCCTTTTCACAAAGAGTCTCACAACAAATTCCAATCTGTTGATGAGCCCTAACGGCCAAAGATTTTTCTCTTCTTGTACTCATCAATGGTCTCCAATAATTTAGCGTCCCAGTTGTCCCTATGTTCGATAAAGACCTGAGAGTCCTCGTTGTCAACGGATATGATTGTCACTAGTTGAGTGATTGGCATACCAGTTCTTTCTTCCCACATAATGGCATATGCGGACTCCTGAATGAAGTAGTTCTCAATCCAAGATTTCTTTTTAGTTTTACGAGATGTCTTAAAATCGATGATGGATGGTTTACCATCGAACTCTGCCACGCAATCCACTCTGCCAGCGATCTTAAGGTAATCAGAGTAGAGTGGACACTCCTGAGCATAGATCGTTCCGACTCTTTCGTCTAGGATCTGTTTAACGTCCATGAAGTCGGATATAATGTTTGGCATATACCCTTCCTTGAACTGTGGATCATTATCAAGATACTTCTCAATGATCTCATGTACAGCAGTACCTCGAGTTGCCGCTCGGTGCGATATCTTATTCGCTTCCTCTGCGCCAACTCTGGCTCTCCACTTTTGAATTGCTTCCTCTGATAGGATTGACAATACCGTCGTTACTGACGGATACTGCTTACCTGTTGGCGTTTGATACTTACGCCCGCTGGAAGTTGTTTTCGCTTCTAGGTCTTCGTATCCTAGGTCTATTTGTTCGTGTATAAACATTGGTCTCTTCATCATCTATAAATTTCTTTGCTACGAAAGCGTTTTTGGACATTCTTTTGTGTTTGTTTGCATTCTTATTACGAGGATCAAATCTCTTGAACTTCGCCATGATACTTACTCTCTTATTTTCAGCATTTCCTTGGTCATAATGTAGTCCCGAACAAAGTCAGAACGTACAATATCTTCCCAGCCAAATTCAAATACGGAAAAGTTCCGTAGTTGTTCGACTATACTCAAAAACTTTAGTATACCATTCTTATCACCTTCTTTGTTAAAGTCAGATTGATAGTAATCTCCGCACATGATAAATTTACAGTTGCGGCCAACACGAGTTATCACTGAGTCCAACTCATGAAAGGTTAGGTTTTGCATCTCATCAACAATGATGATTGCGTCGTTGATCGTAAGACCACGAATAAAAGAGGTAGAGATAAACCCTACGGTTCCCGCCGACTTGAGGCGAGTCCATGCATCAGGTTCATTAAATAGTTCAGAACAGATCGAGCGGTATGGACCAGTGTACGCGTCCTTCTTTTCTTCCTCGTCTCCAGGAAGAAACCCGATGTCTCTGGTTGGTACAATCGATCTAACGATGACGACCTTGTCCTGTGGGCAATCTCTGTCAAGTGCATCTTCAAGAGCCAAGGACATCGCCAAGAATGTTTTACCAGTTCCTGCAGATCCTGCAAGGACGAGACTGTTTCCTGCTTCATACTCATTCATTACATCCTGCTGAGTTTTAGTTAAAGCCTCGAACTCAACCATATCGTCAAGTCTTAACTTAAGTGAACCTGTGGATTTTTTCACTGGTTAATAATCCTTAATGTTATTTACTTTATATGTATCTTTGATCTTTGACATGGTTTCTCTGAAGCCATCATCAACCTTAAGATTAGTACCACGCTCGCCTATTATTCTTGGGGCGGTGATCACTGATTGAAAATGCGGGTTCTTCTTAAGAATCTCCTGAAGGTTATCCCATGATGTTAGGATCTCAAACTCTGAGTCGTCGTCAGTGTTTCTTAGTCGATATGTAGGCATCTACGTCTTTCCTCAATTGATCTGCTCGTTTTCGCAAGTCAGAGACAATAGCGTCTTGACTCCATCCTTTATATGGATAAGCAGTATTATTATCTATACGCAGCTTTTCATCCTCCTCACGGCTACGACGCTTCATGTAGTCATAATAACCTTCACGCTGTGTCATGCTGCGAACCACTCTGGTACATCACGTTTAGTCCAAGCCATTTTGAACCTAGACTGCTTTGTCTTGTAGTACATACGGTAGGACTTGACTGGATCCTCAGGGAACATGCACTCAGGATTGGATTTCATTGCCAACTTGAAAGGAGTACGCTCAACATTAGGAATATGGAACGGAGGTGCCATCAGTACTTTACGCAACTTAGTGTCAGTCATATGTACTTTACCATAACGATGCGTGAACTCGTCGCAAAGGGCGATGAAATGTTTGTAGTGCCATATATAGTTGTATAGACTTTCACGAGTCCAGACGGTACAAGGATGGTTAAAATGAACTGCCTTGTACAGTTGCTGCTCACGAAGGTCAGTTAACTTATATCGTTTGACCCTACGATTGTTCTTGCTTAGCTCGTAGTACATAGTACCATCAAGCATGCGATGAGTTGTTGACAGCATTTGAGCTGACTCAATAACCATCTTATTGATATGCTTGTCACACTGCTCTCGTGCAGCTATGACAGGATCCTCATTTAGTATGAATAAGTTCATTCATCACTCCTGCATCATATAGTACAACATCTGGATTATTCCACCTAGCAGCTTCTTTATCAGCTTCTTCTTTGGACCAAAAGATCCTTACATGGTCAGTTGAGTTCCAACTGCCACCAGTGCCTCTGACGTATTGCCAGTCGCCTTCATCGATTTCGATCATAACCGCGTATGATGGAAACAGTTCAAGTTGCCTCATGTGTTACCCTCCTCTGTGGCATTAAGTTATAACTATTATACCACAAAAGGAGGGTAATGTAAATAGTTATTTTATGCCGCTAGTAGCTCCCGTTCTATATCGTCGATTCGGCTATTCAAGTACTCATATTTAAGTTTCAGTTTATGTAGAATATGATAATTGCCACATTTCTCCATTCTATACATATAATGTTTAAGCTCTTTAGAGTCCCGCTTCAATCTTTCTATTTGAGATCCATACATATCGTCATCTCTCCGTTTGTTAGTGATTGTTCGTTGCCGAGATATAGTTAGGTTCCTCCGTTGTGGTTTATCTAAAAAGTGAAAAAGCCCTAGGACCGTGAGACGATCTTAGAGCTTTTGGATGAATGATAAAGATTTCTTACCATAATGGTATTTATATTTTTACATCATTTAACAATTAGGCCAGGAAAAGCCTCTGCGACTAATTTTTTGGTGATACCCTTATAGGCACCAGCGAGATCCTTTTCCTTCATTTTAATGACGAGCTCTGCATCGTTTGGATGTATAGCCTCAAGTACCTTGACGAACATCATCTCTACCTTTACTGCCGCAAGCTTCTCACCTGGGCCACCCTTAACAAAGTAACGAAACTTTTTGGTCTGTTTGTTAAGACTAGAAGGAGGTCTTTGTTCATCGGCCGCCGAGTATGGTGGCGAACCTTTAGGAAGAATGAACTCAACTTCATCATCATAAGCACCCTTCAAAACATCCCTAAGAGCAAGGGTATTGTACTTACGAAGTACCTCAACCTTGTCAACGCGGGTAGGTGCTTCGCCCGCTTTTGTTAGGATTTCATGGACGGTTTGTCCAGTCAATTTATTCACTGCCATATTAGTAAAACTCCTCAACGCATTCTATTAGCATTTTGCAACGTTTCTTTATAAGATAGTTTAGGACATTCCTTTTGATACCAACAGGATCTTCCTCAAACGTATTTATAATTGCTTCTTTTAAGTGGCTTGGTGTGCAGGACAGATCGATTAGGTTCTTATTGCGAACATAGTTACGATAAGTATTCTCGTCCATAAAGGATTCAAGATCTTCTGCATTTTTAAGCCATTCATCAATCTTTTTCTTAGTCACTGGCGACTGACGTATACCATCAACAAAGGTATTATCAGGGCTGAGGGTATTAGGTACCCCATCTCCTGAGTCTCCTTTGAGGATATGCTCAAAGAGGTACTGACGTGGATTCTTTTCCACCACTGCCTTCTTCTGCATTGGACTAAACTGTTTAACGTTGCTGAACTTATGTAGTTGAACGAAATCTTTATCGGAAGAAACAATCATCATTGGTTCGTTTTTACCAAACTCTTGAGTCTCATAAGCAAGTGCACCAATGATATCGTCAGCTTCACAACCATCAATATGGATAACTTTATAAGGAAAGTTTTGGCGGATCTCATCTCTGACCTGATTGATGATACGAAAGATCTCATCCCAGTCGGCTGAAGATTCGTCACGGTTTTCCCTCCGCTTAAATTTATAGTTAGGAAAGTAGTCACGGCGCCACGTTCTTGCATCACACGCAATAACGACCTGACCGTACTCATCACGAAACTTTTTGTTATACATTCGAATTGAGTTGAGAATCATGTGACGTATAAGGTCCTCATTGATCTCTAGTTTTTGTACCACAACGCCAGCTATGGCGATTCCATTATAATCAATTACTATCATTATCTTCTTGGTTATCCTCTACGAGTTTTTTTAAGGTTTGGTGCATTTCCTCTAATACTTGATGCAAGAAATGCTCGCTACCAGCCTGTCTGGTGATAGCTGCTACCATCAGATTACATATGACGTTTAAGTCATCCTTCATATCATCTACGTCATAGCCTTCATCGTCTAGGAATTCAGCTATACCTTCGAATATGTCAAGTGCCAACTCAACCGATTCTTCGGACTTATGTACCACAGGAAAGGGTATTACGTTATCATTCATAGTACTATTATACACCATTTTCCGTAAGATGTAAACCATTAATATGATTTTTTCTTACTCTAACTTGAATCCATGTGTTGTAGTACTCATCGGTCAGCAGCGCATCTCTTACGAATTGCTCCTTGGCCTCTAAATAACCACACTCACCCTTAGTTCTGCAAAGATGCAGTATTTCCCTACGGAAGTTATCCTTACCGTACTTATCAATGTCTGAGTTTAGCTCTTCTGACGATCCATAGTAGCTTTTCCAATCAGACTCTACCTGAGTATGTTTTCGTCGTTTTCTAGATTTAGTGATGGGAAGGATCTTCTTACGCCAAAAGAACTTTTTTCCAATGTACTTGCGACCATTCTTGATATTAGTAATAAGATAAACAAACCCGTAAAGATCTGAATGGTCAGTATTCTCTGGTAGTTCGTACTCAACGCCTTCATAAAGCCAATTCATTTTAAGTCCATATTTTAATCAATATAGACTATTTATTAGTTAATCCTCGTCCCAGTCTCCAAAGTCAGGATCATCTTCAAACTGCAGTTCCTCAAAATCTTCAGTTCCACAGTGAGGACAGTAGTTTAACTCTGCCTCTTCCTCCTCAAACGAAACCTTGAACTTTACCCCACAAGCAAAACATTCCTTGGTTATCATAGAGTGACACCTTGCAAATCTTTTGAGAGTAGATAGGACTGCAGTTCCTTAAGACCGCCAATCAGATGAGTGTCATCAAAGATAAGCGGCATTGATCGTGCCATTGGAAATTTCTCAACAAAGTCTGCTGTAGACATATCGTGAGGAACCTTGATCTCTGTGAAATCAATGTTCTTAAGAGTAAGAGCGGCCTTTGCTCCAACGCAGTGGCCACATCCCTCCATTGAGTATATTGTAATGTTCATAGCGATAATCCCTTAAAAGTATCTTCAGAAACGTCTTGCTTAACCCCACCTGTTACATAAGATGTGATCTCGGTTTCTTGTGGTGCAACCTGAACGTTTCCACCGCCAATCCATTTTTCAGTCCAAGGTAATGGATTGGATTGGCCAGGAGAATACGGACAAGTGTAGCCCAACACCTTCATGCGCTTACAAGCGATCCATTCTATATAATCATACAACAGTTTAGCGTTTAGGCCAATCATAGATCCATCCTTGAACAGATAATCGGCCCATTGCTTTTCTTGTTCGACTGCATCGACGAACATTTGTACTACCGCATCGGACGTTTCTTCTTTGATTTTTTGGAAGTCTGGGTCGTCCTTTGGGAGGGTTTTGAGGATTGTTTGGCTGGCGGCGAGGTGGGTGTTTTCGTCTCTTGCGATGAACTTGATGATTTTGGCGTTACCCTCCATCTTTTTAAGCTCTGCAAAAGCCCACGAACAAGCGAATGAAACATAGAATCGTACTCCTTCTAATACGTTAATTGAGTTCAAAGCCATCCATAATTTCTTCTTAAGCTCATACATATCCACGGTAACCTTTTTACCATTAACGGTATGAGTACCTTCACCAAGTAGTTCCCACCACTTAGATGCTTCAATTGATTCGTCATAATACTTAGAAATATCGGTTGCACAATCAACGATCTCACGAATGTTTAACATTTCGTCAAAGACACGACTGGGATCTGGATAGACATTACGAATAATGTGCGTATAAGAACGGCTATGAATTGTCTCCATAAATGCCCACGCCATAACCAACGGCTCAATCTCTGGAACTGAAGCAACCGGCATGAGCGTTTCGGTTGGTCCACGACCCTGTACGGAATCCAATAGGATCTGCCGTTTAAGGTTTGAGGTAAAGATATGTTTCTCGTGTTCGGTCAAACCGGCAAAATCGTTTTTGTCCTTTGACACGTCGACCTCTTCTGGTCGCCAAAAGAAACCTAATTGTTTATCGGTAATTTTATCCAATGTAGGATATCGCAATTGATCATAGCGAGCTACGTCCACGGGCTCGTCAAAGAACATCATTGACTCGAGGTGAGATTTTTTCTTCTTTTGAAATACTGACATGTGCTTTCCTTATATGACGCAGCTTTCACAGTGCTCATCATCTTGTGCGGCTGACTCAAGTTCGACTGATACTTCTTCCTTGAACTCACCGGATCCATCATAAGTGTTGTTATAATATAGTTGCTTACCACCATACTTGTAAAAAGTAACAATGTCTTTAATCATTTCAGACATAGGAACTTTACCTTCATCAAAGTGCTCAGGATTATAACTCGTGTTTACGGATATTCCCTGATCTATGTACTTTTGTAGTACTGCACAAATCTTAAGGTAACCCTGTGGAGATTTTTGATCCCACAGTAGATCGTACTTGTTTTTAAGATGATGATAGCCAGGAACAACCTGAGCCATTACACCATCCTTTGACTGCTTATAAGATACCAACGCACGAGGTGGTTCAATACCATTCGT